TTTGTTGTGATTGCAGCTGCTCTTCTTGTGGTTCAGAATTATTGTTTGGTATAGAAACCGCAATTGTTGGCATAATTGCTAATAAATATGATGCAGAACCAGAGATCGATACTTTATATTTTACAACAAGACTTTTGTCGTTACGATCATGCAAAGCCAAAATAACATTTTTATCAAGTATACCAATAGCGGCAGTCGTTAAATTTGATTTATGATAAATATATGAAGGTCCAAAACCCACATTCGGTTTTTGTATATAACTGCAATCATTGTTATTTGTACGTTGTTGTGTTGTTATAGTTGCCAATCTAATGCCTGGCAATATGCGTTGTATCAATTGTAGGCGTGAAGTATACGATTCGGGTAATGTGGTTTTTCCAT